ACCCGGCGTCCGACGCAGTGCAGATGGCACGGTCAACGGTGCCGAGCGCGAAAGTTGACATAAAAGTCAACAGCAGGGCAGCCAGCGCCGCACGAATGCGTCTGTCAAAAATCATAGGATTTATCCTTTGGATTATGTGAATAATTCAGGTGCTTCGGCAGCGAGTTCAACAATGGCGCTTTCGGTTCCCTGCGGCTCAACCGCCATCACCATCATGCGAGAGTATTCACGGCCCGCCACGCCAAAGACGCACATTTGCCCAACCGCAATACCACTGCCAGATTCCGTAAATGGCGTGGTGAAGGTGCAGATATTCGTGTTTGTGACATTGGTGAGCGTCTTGACGATTACAGACCCGTCCTCAAGCCGGATGGCCACACCCATCGAAACGTCGGTAGCGAGAATATCGCTAAGTGTCGAGAAGTCGGCTACATTCGTCACGTCGCCCTGCGTGAGAGAAAACGAAATTACATTGTCAACCGTGATGCCGGTTATGTTGGATCCGCTCGTCTGGATGCTGCGGATCACCCCCTGGGCCTGCATGAGGTCGAGAACGTCATCGTTCCAACCAACCAGCTTGCCGCGATGCAGCGAGTAGAATTCAATGCCGACTTCAAGCTTCACCCGGCGTGCCCTAGACACCACCTGTTTTATATCGAAGGCAGCACGGGCGGCAACCTTGGCGGCAGCGGTAAAGCCGTCATAGGTGATGGTGCCAAACAGCGTTGCGGTGTTTACGTCAAAGCCGGTTCGATAGAAAATATCGCGCCTGATTTTCCAGTCGTCGGCTGCGTCGAAATACTCGGCATAGAGCGCGTGCTCGAGATCAGGCAGCGGAATGTTGACGCTCTGCAATTTGGAATTCAGCGGCGAAAGCATCTGCGTTATAGGTTCGGCGCTGCGGTCGTAGTCCTCGACTATAGAACTGAGGTTGCTTTCGCGCGGCGCTGCATATCCGGTGGCGGCGATGACTTGTTTCACTTCGCCGATGCTGCGGCCCTGCTGAAGAAAATTGCACTCATGCCCGGCGGTGACACATCGGTCATGCCAAGTGGCGAGTTCATCATCGTTGATGATTTCGCCCGGTGAAGGATTTGGATTGGCGTGGCCGAGCAGCAGATTCCGATACAAAGCCGCCGGGTTCGAGGTTGCCGTTTCCGCGCCAGCCCAGACGCCGCCTGAATATATCGGCGCATAGCTGGTCATAATGGCAGAAATGGAATTGATCTGAGTGTTCTTGATTTCAACCGCGATGCAGGCCAACCCTGTCGTGTTCACCGGCACGTCATTGGAGACGCTGGAAAATGTCTCAATTATTGCATCGCTGCGGAAGTCTTTTTGCCCAATTCTTGTAACATATAAACCAGACGACACCCTATAGTCAAAAAAATCACAATCAGTAGTGTTGCCGTTCCATGAATAATCTATTGGTACGAAATCATTAGTGCGAAACGCAATACCACGCTTGACGCGAACCTCATAAGTGCCCGGTAGCCACTGCGCAGGATCAAGGTAGAATGTGGCCCCGTTCTTGTCCATGCTGCCATAGACGCAACGAGGTGCCAAGCCGCTGCTGTGACGGCACGGACCCCCGTTGCCGGTGGCACCAGCGACGCTTCCTTGGCCGATAGCTGTTCCGATTGCGTCGAACAAAAGCAGGGCTATATCGTAAATCGTGATCTGGGAATTAGCCGCGCCGTTGTTGCTAAGGAAATTGAAGCGATAATAACGATATGAACCCGGCGTGCCGATTTGGTATAGGCCGTAGCCATTAACATAAGATGAAATGTCAATATCCGTTGCGTCGAGACGTGTCCATGATGCATCGTCGGTAGAACCTTCAACATACCATGTCGCTGGGGCACTCGTGTCGGCACTGGTATCGATAGGATTTGAATTGCGGATTTCGTAGCTTCTGATGGTTTGCGCCGAGCCGAGGTCCATTTTAAGCCATGCTGGAAGGCTGTTGTTTGCCGGTTGCCAAGCTGTCGTTAATGAGTTGTCGGCAGCTTTCCATGCGGCCTGAGATGCGCCAAGTTCAGAACTTGCGGACAAGGTGACGCCGCCTGTAGTTGCCGAGGTCATAACCGGAAGAACCCCGGTAAAATTAAATATAGCATTTTGGAAATAAGAGTCCGATTGGTACTCGAAGCTCTGACCAATCCCGGTGATATTGGTCAGTTCGAAAATAGGATATTCGTCGTTAGCATTGCTAAAATGCGGGCCTGACGGCTGAGTTTGAAATTTGATTTTCGCCTCAACTCGAAACGCCCCGCTGCCTCTTCTGTTATCATAGACATGCATTGTTGGAAATTTACGCCAAACGCTGTCACCAAGTTTTCTGATTTCAATTCTCAAAGGGACAACCGCAGAATCATTTCCTGATGGATAAGAAATCCCAGCAGGAAACAGCAGTCGCAGCCAAATCTCGTCACATGTGCCATCAGTAGTAAAGGAGTGATAATCTGGATCACTGTTTGTTGGCGTTGTTTGATCGACAAGTTGATCGTTTTTGGATGTTTCAAGTTGAGTCCGGAAGTTCGAGAGCGTCAACTGCTCGGCCCTCTGGATGACTGTTAGCTGAGCCAGGGTGAGCGGCGCGTCCGCATCGCCGCCTTCACGGGTTTCAAATTGTGCGCCATCAATTATGGTGATGTCGGTGCCGTTGATCAGCACGTCCTCGATTAGACACCGGCCCTGAATGCCGACAATGACATTGACGGTTATTTCTTCGGAATCAAGCGTGGTATATGCAGGCGAAATGATCGCGGGCGTCACCCGCATCCGTCCATGCACAGTGGGCAGGGTTTCAAAGGGCGTGACTACGTTCTGACCGATGCCAGCTTGGGCGAGTTCGCGGGCCTCACCTGCGCCCTTTGGCGACCATGCTGGAGTTGTGAGAGCCGTGATGGCCAATTGCCCCACGATGCCCACGCCGGCGGCTAAAGCAGATGCTCCAGTGGTACCGGCGGCAAAGCCAGGCCCAAGAAAAGGTACACCGTAGATTCCGATACCGGCAGTAAGTGCCACAAGGGCAACCGTTGCAAGTATCGGCAGCAAATTGCCCTTCTGCGGCACCACCATGAAGGCGCATGTGCCGTCCGCTTCCGGCTTGAGGGTCATCAGCGGCCACCAGGCGCGGGGCACTGTTACGCCGTTGAGCCTCACCGTCACGAATTCCTCGCACCAGTCGAGGTCGCCTGATTCCTGCAATATGGCCTGGACGGTTTTCCGATCCGTCAGCATCCCGTCATAGAACGGCGGAAGGAATGGCGAGGCCAAGATGAGGCGCATCAGGTCACGCGAACAATCGAATGAATGCGGAGTTCGGACGCGGGCTGCACCCGCGAGCACATGCCTTCCTCAATATGCATGATATTTTTTGCATCGACAAAAATTCCTATGTGGACCGGCGCTTGTTTCCATCCGAGCCCCGCCCGAACGTCGGTAAATAGAATGGCTACATCGAGCGCCTTGGGATCGGTAACGGTCTTGTGCGGTGCCGCATGGGCCTCGATGCTCCATCCGTCAGGATCATCTTCGGAATAGCTTGGCAGCAGGATTCCGGATTGCTCGTGAAGGACAAGTCTCGTGAGGCCCCAGCAGTCAAGTCCGGTGGCGTCCCGGCCCATGCGCTTGAAACTTATACCGACGTAAACATCGCACCACATCAGCGCGCCTTAAACAGCGCAGGAAATTTGGCCGGTACAACGCGAATGGTCCCACACGCCTCCTGCCCGTCATCAACCCGTGAAAGCTCGCCGGTCAGCACCAGTGGGTCTACTTCAACCGATTGCAGTTTCAGCCGTGCCGCCCGCATGATCGGCTCGTCGAGATAGACAGACGAGACAACCTCGATGGTTATTTGCGGCGGGCCAACAATCTCGCCCAGCTTAATGCCTATTATCCTATCCACGTTCGGGAATTTGAGCGTGGCGCGTGGCAACTTGTCGTTATCAGGCAGAATTCCGAGTTCGAAATAGCAGACCGCGAATGTATCTCCACGGCTTACAAGCGCCACCGGATTATTGACGAAGCGGAACGTCTCCATCATCGGGTGATAGATAGTTAGCAGAAGCAACGCAGCGTCGGCGCTTTCCCGGGCTTGCAGCCAAGCCTGGGCGAATGTTGGGAGTGGCATGTGTTAGGCCGCTGCTTTTTCAAGGGTCACTGTGACTGAGTAAAGATCAGGCGATGCCATGCTCTGTATTCCGTATGGAGCGGAAAATGAAAAGGTTTCTGTCGCCCCGGTGATAGGATCGGTGAAATCAAAGCTCGTAACGCCGTTGCCGAGCGTGGTTTTATAGAAGGTCTTGAGCGTGTCAAGTTCGGTTTTCGTTAGATAGAGCGTGAAACTAAAGTGCTCAGACACCGCCGTATAGCGAGACCGCCTGATTTCGGGACCAACATCGGGTTTGAACCGCAACACATTGTCGTCGGTCTGGACGCCAAGGGAATCAATAAGCGGCTTTGCGGGCAGGCTGCCCGGCCAGGCAACCATCTAGCGCCGCACTTGGGCAGGCTTTACCCCGTAGCGGCCTTGAATGCGCCCGTCGACCACATCCGCAACCATCTTGTGAAGTTCGATTATGGGATTGCCGCGCGAATCCTGCCTGGTTTCCACGCGGGCGCCCACGTAGTTTTTGACTGTGACGTTAACTTGGTTTCCGCCACTTACCGAAGGGATGATCGTCGCCGGACCAACAATGGCTTCCGGGCCGTTTTCGCCCGCAATGCCCCAATTTCCTGCACCAAGAGTACCGCCCTTGGCGTATAGGCCATTGAAGGTCGGACCAGGAATAGGAGATGCCGCAGCATTAGAGATGCCGCCAAGTCCCTTAAATAGTGCACCGACAAGTCCTCCGGCTCCACCATCGCTAGGACTGCCTTCAATTAACATGCTAAAGGCTTTGTTGGCAAAAAGATTTGTCAATGTGCTGAGCAGGCTTATTGCCATGCTTTTGAACGCGGCGGCCACTGATAAAGTTCCGTCTACAACCGAAGCAAAGGCCGAAGAAAACGTAGACTTGAAAGCCTCTCCAACGTCCTGTGCAGTTTGAAGTGCAGACTTCTGCCGTTCCAGTGCCGCGATGGCTTTTGGAATTTTATCGAGCCACGCCTCTGCTGCCACTTTTTGACCATATGTTAGAGAGATGCCCTGTTCCTGCATTTTGTTATAAAATAACTGGCTTTGGGCCAAACGAGTGGTTGCTCCTTCGGTCTTTCCCACCGCAATTGCTTGATCAG